ATTTTTCTTTCGTCTTTTTGTTGTTTGCGTAATGGTCCAAAAACTCATCTTCGCTGATTTCTTCTAAGCAAAGTAAGCCTTCCGTGTCCGTAAGGTAAAACACTACGTGCGCTTCATTCACTTTTAGTTCTTCTTCGAGTGCCTTGGCGAAGTTAATCATGTTTTTCCCTGCGTCGAGTAAATAGTACTTAGCCATTTTGAAGCTGTTTAAGTTTACGACTTGCCCACTCAATACCTTCGTCACCTCCCCAAGCTAACCACATTAAACGACCGCACCCGTCCCCAAGTTCTTTGTCCGAGTTTTGGCGGTGTCTTTCAAATCCTGCCATGCGTGAAATAGTGTCGCGTGAAATAGGTTCGCGGTTTGCGAGTTGGTTTGCTCGTGCTTTGCCTACTGGAGTACCGCATTCACCCCATCCGTTTTCTTCAGCATAACGTAGGGCTATCTTTGCGTTTTCCGTTGCTGCTTGTGGGTAATCGGTGTAGCTTTCTTCTGCCATAAAGCGTAGGTAGTCGTCTATTATACTCATAGTTCCGTGTTTTCACCAGTTAAAGCCACCAAGTAACAAAGGTAGCTGATTAAAGACCACCCTGAAAATTGCATAGCGTGGGTTGTGTCGTTGTATATTAGGCTCAACGCAGAAACAAGTACGAAACAAGCTACTAAGAACCCGAATAAGTTACTTAATTTCATTTGCGTTTGCGTTTAGGTTTTGGCTCTATTACTCCTTGGTATTCTATGGTTGGTAGTTCGGTTGGTGCATCGGTTGGTAGTTCCGTCTTTTCAAAGTATTTCTCCAAGTTGACCCCCCACTTTTTAGCCGTGTTAATGTCGGCTTCGGTAAGTTGGTCTATTTTCTTCGTTACCCGGACAGCACCTGCCAAGTATTCGACGCTCACACCATTATATTCGTTCTTTATCTTCAACATATTTCTTAAATTTTGACTTCAATTCGTTAATGTAAATCAATGCGCTACTTGGGTCAATGTTAAAATGTTCGGCAAGGTCTCGCTTAGTAGTTATTCCCTTGTTATAGTACACTTCCCAAAGTATTGCATCGACTCTATCTAACGTCTTTTCAAAGTCGCTTACATCTATTTTAAGTAGTAGGTTGTTCGATTGGTTATTCAAGTCCGAAATGTCAAATTCTAAGTCCACCGAGTTAACCCGTTCCTTTAGGTTCGTTTGACTATTGTAGCGCATCAATTCAAAGTAGATAAACCCAAAGGCTAAACGTTCGATTTCGTCTTCTTGTATCGTGTCAGACTTACCTACTAAGTACAAATAAGATGATGATACTAAACTTTCGGGCTCAATGTTTTTCTTTAACTGCGTGATTCGTCTTTTCGCAGCCAAGACAAGAGTCCCGTAGTTCTCGGAATAGAATTTATCTATTTTGACCTTCATACCAATCTAGAAAATCCTTTGCGTAGATTCTGCGCTGAACTGACGAACACATACAATACTTGACTTCGCGGTCCGAGTATTTATTGTAGACGTCTCTCACTCTTACAATGGTCACTTTATTAACCTTGCCCGAGTTGAATTCGTCTTTCAGTTGCTCGAATAGGCTTACTTCCTGCGCATCCATCCTTCGTGTAATAGTTGAAGACCGAAAACAATAAACGAAGAGACTACCGCCTTTTCAAAAGACCAAGTAATGGCTAACGCCGACCAGAACGTGCAACATTGCCAACACTCCAACGAGCCGAAAACGTACTCAATTACTGGATGTGGTTTGATTCGTGTGTATATCCAATCGGCTACAAACTTAAAAGGCTCAAACTCTTGAATAAACCACCCTAACGCTATTAAAAAAACATATTCCATTGCTTAAATTTTAATCAAATATACGATTATTTTTTAACCAACAAAAAAACCCCGAGTTATTCCTCAGGGTTCAAACGCTCAAATGCAGGTCCTTGTAATAAATAACGGCAAATATCTACTATCTTCCGTCTTTTGGTCCGATATTCTCGGTGCTGTTTATCAATCTTTTTTCGTTTCATATCTTCCGTCAATTAGTGCGTGTGCGATTCTTTCTACCGTGGTCGTGTTTAGACCGCCTTCGTTGTTTAGTAGTTTCTTGACTTGGCTTGACTGAACTTTTGACCGTCTGCAAAACGACCTCATCGATTCAGTTTCCAAGCGCGTCCCAATAGCCTCCCGAAGAAAGCCATTGAGCGCGGTTAGTTCAGCTACCCTCAAAACGTTAAGCCTGAAGAGTTAGCAATTTTCTCGCTGGTGTTCTGCGGTTCGGGTTTGAACGGCTCAGAAAGTTTAAGGGACAAAAATTGTCCTTTGTCCGTGGTCTTCACCCAACCTGCGATGTCATACTCTTGGTCACCTACTTTAATCTTTCCTTTGTAGTCCGGGTGATTGTCCGCCTTTTTGTTGTTAGGGAAAAGCGTTCCCGTGTTTGCTTTGTGTTCGTAACTCATATTTATTTGTTTTTATAGATTTCAAATTGCCAAATAATCCACGCTATTCTGATTGCTTTGTCATCAAAGTCAATAGATGCCATTGGTGTAAAGCACATAACTCCCCACCATGTCCAAGTGTTGTAAAATTCTACTTTCATTTGTTTTGGTTTTTGATTTGCTCTTTAATTCGTTCTAAATACAAGCAAAGGTCCATTGCCTCCTCTTGCGCGTGTTGTAACCAATCTAAGGTCTCTAAATCGGTACGTTCTAAATTCGTTCCGTATTTTTCAAGTCCTCGTTCGCTTCTGTCTGCTATTTGATTTAGGACTTGGATAACTATTCTATCTGTTTTCATAATTTACTTATTAATTCGTTGTAGTATTCTCTTGCGTGTAACAGCTTTTCTTTCACTTGTTCGATGTTAGCCTCGTTTAAATCTATTTGAAACGCTCTAACGCGCTTATTTTCGCTAATATGGCTAAATTCGTGTTTCGCTCGGACTTCAGTTTCTGTTTCTTCTGTTACGTCAATCTCAAATTTCTTCCACGAAGTGCGTCTAATTTCGTCCTGCACGATGTCTTCGGGGGTGTCAACAAGGCAATAAACCACACGAGCCTTTGAACGTCCCGTTAACCACATATAACCGACCAACTGCCAAAAATAATCCTTGTTAGGCAACTCATCCTCGAACCAAGGGAAAGTAGTTCCGTCCCAAGAACATTTGATGTCGATTATTTCGTCTTCTAAGATGAGGTCGGGCGTTCCTTTAATAAATTCATTCTCAAAGTATTCCGTGTTTTTGAGCGCAAAAGGCAAATTTAGGACTTGTGAAGCCATTTCAATAGCTAGGTCTTCATGAGTGTTACCTTTGTCAGTATAACGGCTTGAGAAATCTTTTTTTATACCAAACTTGTACTCAAGTGCAAGTTCTTTAAGATACGTTTTAGCGGTTTGAGACAAGACCTCCCCCTTTGATTTAGGGGAAGTCATTATCTTACCTAACGAGCTGCAGCGAATTTTCATAATAACAATAAGGCTTTAGTTTGTAGGTCAGTTAATTGGTAACCGCTCAAGGCTTGTTTGAACTGGTCGGGTGTCATTTCCTTATTGGCGATTTTCGTGAGTCCGTTTTCAAAACGCTCTTGTGTAATGGTTGGCTTCGTGTTTTTAACCGTTGCGCTAATTTCGTTGCCGTCATCATCCACCGCTTGAAGGCTCATAAGCGATTGTAAAGACGCTCTTCGGTAGTAGGTCGTAGCACCAATTAATTTTTGTGGGTCAAGTACGTCAGGAAGTCGAAGAGACGAACTAACTGAATCACCGTTATCAATGTCAATAATCATCGTGTTTACGTAGCCGTCAATAATTGGTTGTAAAAGTAGTAAACCGTGTTCAAGTAAGATAGGCTCAACCGTTTCTAATAACGAATTGATGTCAGCATAGGACTTTTTGAAATGTGGGTTGTTCGCGTTCTTTACGACCTTACCGATTTTCTGCTTTGCAGCGTGAAGTTTTGGATAGAGACCCGCTACTTTGTTTTCTTGAATAATCTCAATAGGACTATCTGAAAACACTACTTTTCCAATGGTTTGTTCTGTTTTTTTCATGTTTTTTTCTTATTAGTTTCAGCAAATATACGCTTTATTTTTAATACGCAACATCTTTTATCTTTTTTTTATACTTCGCAATCATTTCTTTCAGTTCGTCTTTGGTCCACTTCTTTGTTTTCCGTGATTCTATTTCTAATTGTTCAAGCCGTTCAAGTCCTATTCTTTCGATTAATCCAAAACGATATTCTACAAGGTTGCCACTTTTACTGCTGTTGCAATTATACCAGCATTGACCGTGCAAGTTGTCTTCGTTGAATGTTACGCTCTTATTCGTACTTGGGAAATAATGACCTGCCGTTATTGTATACTTACCTGCTTTTGCGCCACACGAAATACAATCTTTATCGGCGTCTCTTAATCTAATCCACTTGTTAAACACTTGTTGAGCCATTTTAAGGTAGTCCGAAGTGGTTAACAAATCTTCTTTTTGCTTTTTGACCTTGTCTTTCTTGATTTTGGCGAGGTTCTTTAGTGCTTGTTCCGTCTTTTTGCACACATAACAATACTTATCTAAAGTCGAGAATGGTGTAAAGGTTTCACCGCATTTTTTACATGACTTCATTAGAATAGGGTTGTTTGAGTTGAAGGTATATAACTTGCATCGTATCGTTTATTTTCGCCTTTTGGGTATGGTTGCTCTTGATAGTTTAATTGATTTTTCAAGTTTTTTTGTTCTTTTTTATTTCCCGTGAAGTAAACGTATCGATGTTTTTGTGGTCTTTCCCTAACTGCTAAATCTTGATAGTTCGTGTTTTTGTTTTCTGTTACTGATTTTGAATGTCTATTAGGATTATTTATATCGTACCGTTCAGTTCGTTTTGCACTTAGACCAGTATAAACCCAATTCGTAGCTTGGTAAATATATCCGTGATGACCTTGCGAAGTGTCTGCATAACTGACAATTATTAAACCACTTGGAAGTAATTTAAGACAACTTCCCACAAAGTAACTCAATACATTTTTTTCAAGTCCATCATTAACGCAAAGTCTATTTAATTCGTTCACTCTGGATGAGTTTATTTCTCCACAAACACCAATACATAACGCTCTTGAAGGTGGACTTCCAAACGTGCAAACCCCAACTAAAACATTATTCTCAAATAAACCAAACGAATAAGATATACTACACAACCTCTTCGCGTAGTGCTTGTATAAAAGCCATTCTTTGCACAAATAACTATCTATGCTTTTAACTTGGTATTTATCCTTGATGCTCATAACAGAATCTTTAAGTCGTTTACTTGTTTTTTCAATTCTAAATTCTCGGTATGTAGTGCGTAGAGTTTTTTAATGACTTGCTTGTGGTCTTCGCAAACACGGTAAAAGGTTAACATCGCTTCCTTGAGTTCGATTTGTCGCTCTTCCATTGGCTTAATCAGGTCAACTCGGTGCGTGTGTTTCGTCTTTAGGTCGTCAATGCTCATCGTCAACGCTCGGTCAAGTGTTCGCAGGTTGATTTGTGCGGTTAGAATGTCAAGTTCTTTCATATTAAAACAGTTTTTGTTGTGCTACGTGGTTTTTGATTCGTTCGACCGCCTTTTCAAAGTATTCAGTATCTAGTTCACAAGCCGTTAATTCAAAGCCGTATTCGTGGCAGGCAATGGCTATACTTCCACTCCCGAGGTGGGTGTCGAGGATTTTATCTCCGTCTTTTGCGTACTTGTCTAAAAGCCACTTGTAAAGTGCTACGGGTTTTTGAGTGGGGTGTATTCTATTCTCTTTGTTTTTCATGTCACCTTGTAGCATTCCATTCCAAGTATATTCAAAAATTTGAACACTTTTATGCGTTGAACAAATAGCAACTTCACCTTCACCAAAAGCAGTCCCATTTTTATTCCATACAATAACACCACCACAAAGTCCTAAAAAATTTCCTCCCCAAATAATTTGATGTTTCGATACTCTTTCAAGTTCTAAATAATATAAATTTTCGGGTGCTATATTTTCAAACAAGTGATAACCTTTTCTTTTAGTTGCTTGTTTATTTTGTTTCTTATTGTCAGTTAAACCAATTGCATCTATATTTCCATACGGAGGGTCAACAATAGCAAGGTCGAAGTAGTTGTCAGGATAGCGAGCCATTAAAGCCATATTGTCCTCGTTTGTGATTTGTATTTTATCGGTTATGTTCATATT